GGAGAACCAGGTTTTATCTGGCTTGATGTTGCTCGTAATTATGGACGACTAAAGGATGCGCCAGACGGTAAGGATTATCGTGTGATGGGATTTAACCCATGTGCGGAGCAGCCATTGGAATCATACGAACTATGTACACTTGTAGAAGTGCACTTAAATCGTCATGAATCCAAGGAAGACTTCCTGCGTACCCTGAAGTTTGCATATCTTTATGGAAAGACTGTAACACTTGTTCCAACACACTGGCCACAAACAAACGGTATCATGCAACGCAATCGTCGCATTGGTACATCTCTAACAGGTATTGCATCATTTGCAGATCAAAAGGGTTTGCCAATTGTTCGTGAGTGGATGGATGAAGGATACAACAAGATTCGTCACTACGATCACCAGTATTCAGAATGGCTTTGTGTTCGTGAATCAATTCGTGTAACAACAGTCAAGCCATCAGGATCTGTTTCAATTCTTTCTGGTGCAACTCCTGGAGTTCACTGGGGTCCTGGAGGAGAGTTCTTCCTTCGTGCAGTTCGATTTGGAAACACAGATCCAATGATGCACTTGTTCAAAGCAGCAGGGTACACAATTGAAGATGACGTAGTATCAGCAAATACATCAGTAGTTTACTTCCCAATTAAGTCAGGTCACCCAAGATCTGAAAAAGATGTTACATTATTTGAAAAGATTGCACTTGCAGCAACTGCTCAGAAATACTGGTCTGACAATGGGGTTTCTGTAACATTATCATTTGATAAAGAAACAGAGTCTAAGCATATTGTCCCAGCACTCAATATGTATGAGGGACAACTAAAGGCTGTTTCATTCCTTCCAATGGGAAACACTGTTTACCCACAGCAACCATACACAGGCATTACTGAAGAGCAATACGAGTCTTATATTGGCAAATTAAAACATATTGATTTTGCTGCAATTTATGACGGTATAGATAATCTTGAGGCTCAAGGTGAAGCATATTGCACTACAGACTACTGTGAAATTAAAATAAACAAGTAGCGTTCTGTGGTAAAATAGACTTACAATGTCTACTTCATCAAACCTGTATGCAGAAAAAGTGTTTTCAGAACACCCAATTGCTTTGTGGGCATTAGATGATAAGGCAGACTACCTTTCTTTAATTACAGAGAGTCAAAGATCTTCTGCTAACTGGCAGAAAACAGATGGCGCCCTAGCGGAAAGAGCATTTCTAAAAACCTCTCCATTTCCAACTAGTATAACAAACATACTTAATGCAAGAATTGGCAATGAAGCATTTAGTGAGATTGTTTGTGTAACCGATGATATTATTAATTTTTCGGACATGAATCATGATCTAAAAACATTTTCTATCGGAACATATTTCTATTCAGACACAGCAGCAATTTCTGGAATTCAGATTGGCTATGAATATTATGATACTTCTTCTGGACAGACAATCCAGCACCTAAAATCTTTTTCATCTCCAGTAAGCAGAGAGTGGACATTTATATCAGAAACTTTTGATGTTCCAGATCAAAATACTACTATGAGAATTGTTATTAAGATAAACTACTTCTTTACAGATGATTTTGAAAATGAGTATAACTTTAGTTTAAATGGTCTAAGTCTTGGGCAATGGTCAGAAGAATTTAACTCTACCTCTTTGGGTGTTTCAAAAGTACCAGTACCACTTTTGGCGGGGAAGTATGGAGTAGCAGCAGACTCCTATGGACTGACAAGTGATTATGGATATTATATTGTAAGCAACGGATCTCTTGTTGCAAAGAACACTGGAATACCTTTAGTTTATGGAGCAAGTGGAATAACAAAACTAGTTGATAATGGCGGAGAGCCATGTTTGGTAATCCCCGCAAAAGGGTTTTTGCACGAGAGTGGAAAGCATAAAGACTATACGTTTGAGATGTGGCTAAGAGTTACTAGCGATTCAACTGTTCCTAGAAAAATATTTGGCAAGCCAACATCCGATGATGGTCTTTGGGTTGATGGCACATCCTTTATTCTAAAAATTAATAATAACATTGCAACACACTATGTTGGCGAGTGGGGAAAGCCTATGCTAATAGATATTGTGTACGGAACCAAAGGCGCAAGTTTGTTGCTTAATGGAGAAGAGGTTTGCTCAATTGTTTTTGATTCTTCTAGTTTAGTTTTTCCAGAATCAGAAGACGGAGAGGCCTTGTGCTTCTATTCTTACGAAGATGTTTCTCCAGTAGAAATTGATGCTGTCGCAATATACTCGTATAAAGTTCCCCCTGTGGTGGCAAAGAGAAGGTTTGTTTATGGTCAAGGTGTGGATTTCCCAGAAAACATCAATACATCATACAGTGGATCTTCCGTCTTTATTGACTATCAATATGCAGACTATACAAATAATTACACTTATCCAGATCTAGGAAAATGGAATCAAGGTGTTTTAAATAACCTAGTCGTTAAAAATAACAAACTTTCCGTTCCTGACTACAAAGTTCCAGAACTTGTTATAAATAATGCAACATCAAAATCTTTAACAGACATAGTTTTCTCTTCTCAATTTCAAACAGAAGACGACAACTTCTTTACACTAAAACCTTCAAACTCATGGTCCAATAACGGATACTTAAAGTTTGATGGTTTTAATATATTACAAGAAGACCTAAAAGCATTTTACATTATCATAAAGCCAACAGTGCTTCCATCTTTAGATGAAACAATTATTCATATTGAGCAAGAAAATACTTCAAACTATTTTTCAATTGTTATGCATGGTTCAAATGTAAAATATAATCTATTTTATAATGGACAACTAGAAACGATATATTCTTTACAAGATGTTCAGGTTGGGGAATCCTTTACTGTTGGAATGAATATAGAAAAGTTTGCAGACTTCTTTGGCAAAAATTGCTTATCTTTCTTTGGAAATAGATCTTCACTAAAGTTATACGTTGGAGGAACAAAAGATTTTACAAAAAGTTTTCATGGAAAAATTTACAGGGTTGGACTTTGTAATGCAGCCAACCTTGAGTCAATAAAAACACTGTTTAACTCAAAGGGCTCTTTTTTAGGGTATGAAGATGTTTTTGATTTATACTATTCAAATCTAGATGTTGACGCTGGAGAATATACAGGAAGTGATCCAAGTTTTTGGCAATACGTTTTAGATGGTGGAACTCCAACCGAATACCCAGCATACAAAATGATGAATCACATAGCAAGTTATACGCTGATTGTTAAAAAATATTTTGGTAACTATTATTTTGATATTGCTGTTAAGTCATCTTGGAAAGACTATCTTCCTTTGTCCTATTTGTCAGAATACGTCAAAGATGCTAATGGCGAAGATTACTACGATCTAGATTTTATTCAGTTCAATATCGACTATCCAGCACCATCCAGATATCTGGAAGTTCCAGCAACCCCAGTATCCTGGAGGTATGGTGTGCCAACTGTTATTAACCCTGGACAAAGCGACGAAGTGACCATTCCCTCTCTTTCTGGAGAATACTCTTTTCCAATACAAAGAAATTATGATGCACTAGGTAATCAACTTTTTACTGGATATAATGACTACGAAGATTTAAAGAATAAAGTATCTAAGACCTACAAGTTTGACACATCATCTTCATTTGTAAAATCTTACATCAACTTTGAGTACGTTTCTTCTGGGATAAATACTTCAGATCTATATTTTACAAAATTTGTTCCAGCATCAACTGACGGAGTTGTTTCTCCAGAGTCAGACTGGATGAGAACAAAGTATGAGGTTGTAGACAGCATGGTTATTTATCCACCAAAAGAAGATACTTCAAAAATTGCAATGGTAACAAGACTAGAGTTTGAAGTTGATGGAATTCTAACTCACAATATTAAGATAAAAACTTTAGAGTATTCTTCTCAAGCGTTTAATGACTCATCTCCAAACCCAGTCGGTACAAGATTTGGAACACCAATATATCCTTATAGAAAATCGGGATACTACTATAATTACAAATCTAAAAATCCTTTTACAATATATAAAAAGAGTAGCCCTTACTTATTCTTAACAAGAAACAGCGGAATAACTCTTCGTGGTAATTTTAACTCAGCAGTAAATCGTGGATTATCTATTCCTGTAAACCAAGGTCTTTCAGATAAATATAGCGTCATAGCAATGCAAGCAGCAGTTCGTCTTGACCAAGACTTTTTTCCATATAGCCCAACACCAATATTTGAGGTAGAATCAAAAGATCAATATCTAAAATTCTTTATTGTTGCAAACAGTTCTGACGGTAAAAGAGGAACAATCTATGCAATTAATGCAAGAACTGGACAGTATGAAAATGGTATTTTATTTTACCTTAATGGTAAGGTAGTTAAAGATCCAGTACTTACTGTTAAAGAATGGGCATTCTTAGGAATATCTTTCTCAAGAATATTAAACTTTAATAATGTTTCTGGGGCAATAAGAATAACTGGACCACTAACATTTAATGTTCTTTCTTACTATCAGTCAACCAGTCTTCAAGAAACACAACAAACATCATTTAGAAAGTGGTTTAGAGTTAAGTATGCAGGATCAGAAACGCTTGATTGGAAGTTTTGGACACCCGCATATCGCTGGGGAGGAATGCTGGTCCTATCGTCAAAGAGTTTCTACGGAGTTGACCCAGACACAATCTATAAGAGTTATACTGGAACTAATAAGATAATCATTGATACTGACAAAAAGGTTGCCCTAAAGGGATATGAGTACAACTTTTATCAGGCTATTTCTTGGCAACAAAGTACATCGACACCAGTATAATATGGTATACTTATGGTTATGAATGTAGAAAATCCTAAAAAAAAGAGTAAGCAATTGCCCAAGATGAAGGGTCAAGTTGGCGAATCCCGTGTAAAAGTTATTGAGAAGCACTACGAATGGGGCCTGTATGTATACAAAAAGGCTAGTGGAAAGTGGTTTACAGACGGAACTGGATCTGTTTTAAACATAGAATCAATGCGTGGTGACATCTCACAGATTGCAAAACTTCGTGATGCTGCAAAATATTACGGGGATGAAGGAGATGGCGAATGCATCTTTGTACCAGGACTAACTAGAATCTCAGAAGAAGAATACTCTGAGCAGAAGCAAAGACTAGCAGAAGGACTAATTCCTTCAATGAACGACCTTGGAGCAGTACAAGCAGCCAAGGACACTATTGCAAAGTATGGAAGTGATGACTAATGTCAGATAATTCAGAATATAGAATCCCAGCAAGAATCGATGAACTTGCACCAGAAGATGATACTTTTATTAAGCAAGACCCATTCAATAAGTCGTGGGATGATCTAAAATTTTTCGAGGGACTAGAAAATAACTTTAAGCGAAGAGCAAGCAGAATATCAAAGACAGAAGTAACACAAGGATACATTGATTCATCTAGGGCAGAGAGCACTGGTATCAACGGTGCAAGATCAAAAGAAATTAATCCAGGAACTATTTACAGAAATGGTTATGGTTTGTTTGATGTTATTACACCACCATGGAATCTTTATGAACTAGCAAGTTATTATGATACATCATTTGCTAATCATGCTGCTATTGATGCAAAGGTAGAAAACATTGTTGGACTTGGCTATGACTTTGAGGTTTCAGCAAGAACAATGTTAAAGTTGGAGTCATCTTCAGACAACGATGCAATCGGAAGAGCAAGAAAAAGAATTGAAAGAGCAAAGATTGAAGTTAGAGATTGGCTAGAATCCTTAAACACAGAAGATTCATTTACATCAACTATGGAGAAAATTTTTACAGACCTTCAGTCTACTGGTAATGCATACCTAGAAGTTGGAAGAACTGTTAAGGGAGAGATTGGATATGTTGGTCATATACCTTCAACAACAATTAGAATCAGAAGACTTCGTGATGGGTTCGTTCAAGTAATTGGAAACAAGGTTGTCTACTTCCGTAATTTTGGAGCGTCTAATCCAAACCCTCTAGGGACAGATCCAAGACCAAACGAGATTATTCACTTTAAGTCATACTCTCCACTAAACACTTTCTATGGAGTACCTGACATCTTGGCAGCAATAAACTCTCTTTACGGTGACGCACTTGCATCACAGTACAACATTGATTTCTTTAGCAACAAGGCTGTTCCAAGATACGTTGTAACTCTTAAGGGTGCAAAGTTATCAGCAGAAGCAGAAGACAAGATGTTTAGATTCTTGCAGACAGGCCTAAAGGGACAAAACCACAGAACTCTTTACATCCCATTGCCAGGAGATTCAGATGGTAACAAGGTTGAGTTTAAGATGGAACCAATTGAGAATGGAATTCAGGAAGGCTCATTTAAAGAATACCGTAAGCAAAACCGTGACGACATTTTGGTTGCTCACCAAGTTCCATTGTCTAAACTTGGCGGGGGAGATTCATCAAACATTGCAGCAGCATTGGCACAGGATAGAACATTTAAGGAGCAAGTTTCAAGACCAGCACAGGATAAGTTAAACAAGATGATCAATAAGATCATTCGTGAAAAGACAGATATTCTAGATTTCAAGTTCAACGAACTTACACTTACTGATGAAATTGCTCAGTCTCAGATCCTTGAGCGCTATGTTAAGAATCAAATTATGGTTCCTAATGAGGCAAGAACTATTCTTGGAATGCCACAAAGAGATGGTGGTGATGATCCAGTTGTTGCAAAGCCAGAGGCTACAAATAATCCAGCAGATCGTGAAAGAGACGCCGAAAGAACCAACAATCAATCAGATGGTTCTGCTACTATCGCTGGAAGAAATCCAAAAGGCGAAGGGCGATCATCTCAATAATTGAGATATGCTTAAAAAGGGGCATATAATATATACTACCATGACTATCTCTAAAGCCAACTGGAATTCCGAAGGTGACAATCTAAGGTTTTCTCTGCCTTTCAGTAAGGTGGATAAAGAACGTAGAACCGTATCAGGTTTTGCATCCCTTGACAACCTAGACAAGCAGATGGATATTGTTACAGCAGAAGCATCAATGAATGCGTTTGCAAAATTCAGAGGCAACATTAGAGAAATGCACCAACCATTAGCAGTTGGTAAGATGGTTAATTTTAAAGCAGAGAAGTACTTTGATCCAGAAACAAAGAAATTCTATAATGGAGTATTTGTATCTGCATATGTTTCAAAGGGTGCACAAGATACTTGGGAAAAAGTTCTAGACGGAACTCTTACTGGTTTTTCAATTGGCGGAAGAATGAATAAGTGGGACGACGGTTACGATGAGAAGTCAGATACACAAATTAGAATTATTAAAGAATACGATTTAGTTGAGTTGAGTCTTGTAGATTCCCCAGCAAATCAGTTTGCAAATATTATTTCCGTAGAAAAAGTTGATGGAGTCGATATGGTAAAGGGTGACAACACAGTGATTGAAAATGTTTTTTGGGATACAGAGTCTGGAATTGTTACTGTATCAGAAAATGAATCCGAGAATAGCCCAATCTCTGGAGAGCCAATGAAAAATATAGGGTTCGTTGAAAAAACGGATAGTGAAAAAACAACAATGATAAAATTCTTAGTTGATAGTGCTAAAGGCATTAATACTTCTAAGATTAACAAGGAGGTACAACCTATGACAGAAAAAACAGAAGCAGTTGCAGAAGTTATTGAAACAGAAGCATCAGTAGAAGTAGCAAAGTCAGAGGTCGCTCCAGAGGCAGATGTGAAAGCAGATGCAGTAGAAACTGCAGTAGAAGAAACTGAAACAGAGAAGGCTGCGAAAGCACCAGTCGCTGATGAAGAAGATACTGAAGAAGATGCTGCAGAAACTCCAGCCGATGAAGAGGCAGAGGCTAAGAAAAAGCCTATGGCTCCAAAGTCAGATGAAGTAATTCAGGATTCAGTCACAGAAACAAATGACGGTCTTGAAAAAGCCTTTAGCGATCTAGTATTAACAGTTAAGTCTTTGCAGGCAGAAGTAGAAATGCTTAAGTCTTCAAAGGTTGACGTTGAAGTAGTAAAAGAGTCATTCACAGAAGTAGCAAAAGATATTGCTGCAGCAAAGAATGAATTTGATAAGTTTGGAAAGAGAGTTGACGCTGTGGAAGCCGACACTGCTTTTCGAAAGTCTGGCGATCTCGGCGAGATAGTACAGAATCAACCTGAAACGGTTGAAAAATCCCTATGGGGCGGTAGTTTCCTCAAAACAGCCGATCTATTAAGTTAGAAAATCACAGGAGGTGACAATATGTCGGAACAAAATATAGAAAAGAACCAGCCAGGTACTTCAGGTAACCTAGGCGGAACTGCACCAGGACTCTATCAGGGTCAGGGCGCATTCGCATCTGGATCAGATGCAGGTTCAAACGTACCAGGTAATTACACTGACGGTGGTGTCTTGGGGAATATCCCAACAGCACTATCAGGAGTTACAGATGGTCCAAACGCAGTAAATCCTTCAGGTGAGGCTGGCAGCGGAATTCTCCGCCCAGAGCAAGCACGTCGTTTTATTGACTACGTGTGGGATGCTACAATCCTCGCCAAAGATGGCCGTCGTGTTACTATGAGAGCCAATACAATGGAACTCGAAAAGGTAAACGTCGGAGAGCGTGTAATTCGTGCAGCAGCGCAAGCAGTTGGCGATTACACAAACGCAGGTGCAACATTCTCAAAGGTTGAATTGACTACAAAGAAGATTCGTCTTGACTGGGAAGTTTCATCAGAATCACTAGAAGATAATATCGAAGGTGCAGCACTAGAAGATCACATTGTCCGTTTGATGACAAATGCTTTTGGTAATGATATCGAAGATCTCGCCATTAATGGTGTAGGTTCAGGTAACGATGCATTCCTAGGAATTATGGAAGGATTCGTAAACCGTGTAAAGACAGACGGAGATGCTCATGAATCAGTTGTAACAGTCGCTAATAACGCCTGGACAACAGATGTAATGCAGAACATCATTCTTGCAATGCCACGCAAGTATCGTGCTATCAAGTCTAACTTGAAGTTCTATGCTGGTACAGATGCATTCCAGGGAATCGTTAAGAACAACGGTACTCTAGCAGACGCAGTCGCAGAAGCGTTCGCTTCTCAGGCTGGCGGTACTCCAACAAATCGTCAGGCATACCTTGACGGTGGAGCACAGACATTCGGTGGAGCACGTACAACTCGTGTCCTAGGAATCGACGTACAAGAAGTTCCTTACTACCCTGCAGGATATGTCGACTTGACATTCCCACAGAACCGTGTATGGGGCTTCCAGCGTGATATCACTGTTAACCGTGAATACAAGCCAAAGAAGGACACTGTAGAATATACAGTCTTCGTTCGCTTCGGTATTCAATGGGAAGAACAAGATGCTATCGCATTCGCTGACGCTGCTTCAGACGCATAATCTGTAAACAGTAAAATTTAGGGGGAGTGGGAGTTAGTTCTCCTGCTCCCCTTATAAATTTATAATGATATAATACTAACAAGGAGGAATCATGGAAAATATGAATAATAATCCAATTGAAGAAGAAGCAGTATTTGAAGCACCAGTTTACGAAGCACCAGTTGTTGAAGAAACAGTTGAAGAACATATTGAAGAAACTCCAGTTGTAGAAGAGCCTGCTCAGGCAGTCGTTGAAACACCTGCATACGAAGCACCTGAAGAAGTTCAGGCACTTGGATCAGTAGCAAACGGAGTCATTGGTGCTACTACAGCAGTCAAGGCTGCCCCAAGAAAGAAAAGCGCAAAGTCAGAAGAAAAGAAAGAAACAGTTGCTCTTTACTCAACAAAGAATGTTACATGGTCAGAAGTAGGCAAGGTCTACCGTGGATATAATATTGTTGAAAAGGCTGCTGCAGAAAAGTGGTTGACAAGATCACATATCCGCATCGCAGCACCAGAAGAAGTTGCCAAGGAATTCGGTAAGTAATTCATGGAGATATTGAGGGTTCCGCCATACGAAACAATTGCAGTTAACTTTGTTGTCCCAGCAGGGTATAACAATGTAGACATCTATGCAAGGGTTACAGATATGGCGGATCTTTCAGTACAAGATATAGATTTTTTAGATTCATCTACAGGAGATGACTTAGAAATTTCTCTTCCTGGAAGATATGACAATAATTACAGAGTTGAACTTTTTAAAATTGTTAGCGGGACAGAAGTTTTAATCTACGAAGAGTTCTACGAACTAATCAGACCATATGTAGATCCAAACACACTAGGAACAACAGCATCTGAGATTGCTGAATATACAACATTAGAATTAGTTGCAAGATCAATCATTGACACATTTGTAGCAGAAGGATTTTATAACAAAAAGGTAACAGTTGTTGGCACAGGAAATGGCTCAGACTACTTCTCTTTATGGGACAAGGCTTACAGAGTATTTAAGATATATGAGAATAACGAACTAGTCTATGACAGATCGACTCCAGAAGAAAATAAATATGATTATGTAATAACATCAGACAAGACTGCAATACAAAAAGTTTATTCTGGACAACTAAACAGATCTGAATCAACAGGACCAAACCTTATTTCTGGAAGAGGAGATCTTGGATACTATGGTTATGATGGAACAGGATTTCCTAAAAACTATGACTACACAATCGTTGTTGACCAAGGATATTTAACTGTTCCTGCAGATATCGAATATGCTTCAAAACTTTTAATTGAAGATCTTAAGTGTGGAAAGTTAGACTACTACAAGAGATATGTAACTGCATACAATACAGATCAGTTTAGAATTCAGTTTGATAAAACAATGTTTGATGGTACTGGTAACTTCTTGGTAGATAAGATACTGGAGAAGTATGTTAAGACTATTACCAAGCCAGGGATAATTTAATGATATGCGAAGAGCCAGACTTTATATTCCCAATGCAAGCAGATGTCTACTACCCAATTGTTGATCAAGGGGTTTATGGAAATGTTAAAAAGACTTGGGTTCTAGATAAAACTATTGCTGGTAATTTTAATTCTGTTGGTGGCGCAGGCAAAGAAGAAATAACTCCAAATGTCAACATTACACAGAAAACATCTCTCATTGGAAGAGTAAAGACCGACATTAGAATATCAAGTTTAGATACTCCTCACTCAATGACAAACATTATTTTGACAAATATTCGTGACAAAAACTGTAATCATATATACACAGAAACAGCAGGACCAAGAGCAGGCAAGTCGACAATCTTTGAAATTGCAACACAAGAGCCATTCGTAGGACCATTTGGCGGTATTGAATATTATAACCTTGTCGTACGCAGATCTGAGAATCAGGCGGTAGATGTATGATTAAAGTAAGAATGGATAGCAAGAAGTTTCGTAAAGAGATGGACAACATTATGGAGTACTCTCTAGGATTTGTTGATGGTGTTCAAGTTGGCAAGTCTGCCTTTTTTAAAAATCTTGGACCAGTGGTAGCAGAACAAGCATCGCAATTTATTGATGCAAATGCAAGAGTAGGCTACGACACACTTCATCATGTTTATGAGTGGGGTCAATCAGGAAGTTCATCAGCAAGACTATTTGACATTAAGTTTACTATAAGCAACCTTGGTTTATCATTTATGTCAGACTTTAAACAATCAAAAACTATTCAGGATGGATCAAGAGTTCCTTTTGAAAACAAGGCAAAGGTTATGGAACTTGGTCAGCCAGTTGTTATTAAGCCAATTAATGGAGAGACTTTAAGGTTTGAGGTTGGTGGACAAGTTGTATATACAAAGAGACCAGTTGTTGTTCAAAACCCTGGAGGAAATACACAAGGACAATTTGAAAATGTTTGGGATATGTTCTTCGGCAGATATTTTACTCAAGCATTTTTAAGATCAAGCGGTATTGATAAACACTTTGCTAATCCAACAGTTTATAAGAAGAACTTGGCTGCTGGTAAAAGAGGTGGCAGACCAACAGGAATGTCTGTTGGATCTCGCTGGGTAGCAAGTGCGGGGATGGTATCATAATGTCAACATCAACACTAAACACACCAGGACTATGGGTAAACACATACCTTCAAGAAAAAATATTTAACAATACAGAGATTGCAATACCATTTTTCCCCACTCTTCCAAACACACTTGATGATTTAACTGAGCAATGGGTAGTTATTAATCAAGAGAGAGCGTCTTATCAAGGAGTGGTTGCTGTATATGACAGACTAATTAGGATGAGAAGATCTCCTTTCCCACACATTAAATGTGAACAACTTTTGTACTATTTTTATGCTACCCAAAATGATGTAACTGAAAGCATGATCAAAGTTCAAGAATCAGTGCTAAGGCTTATGGACCGTGGAGATGAAACTGCTGAAGATATAAATGTATGGGCCAGAAACCATGCTCCTATCGGTGGGATGACTTGCAAATTCTACTTCCACAACTTCAAGATATATCAACTAGAAGAGGTTAGGGATATTGTAGATTTTGGAACAGCCCGAACCTATGGCGGTAACAAGATAATTATCGACTACGACTATCACCAGATGCAAGACATTATTGAGTCTATAGCCCCCTAAAAAAGGGATGATATAATTATCATGAGGAAACAAGCCCTTTAATCTACAAAGAAAAAAGAGGTGAAATACATGGCATATACACGTGGTAGTTCTAACGATATTATCGTTGGAGCAGCAGCACTCTTCACATACGAAGCAGGCGCACTTGCAGACGCAGATCGACCAGCGTTCGTGGCAGGAACATCATACAAGGATACTCTCCAAGGTGATGCAGACTTCCGTAACGTTGGATATACAATGAATGGTTTGGAAATCCAATTCCAACCAGATTTCGGCGAAGTAGCAGTAGACCAGGTACTTGACGTTGCTAAGTTATTTAAGCAAGGCATGCAAGTAAACCTAAATACTACATTCGCAGAATCAACACTAGAGAATCTTCTATTTGCCCTTGCAGGCAAGGATGCAGATTTGTCAGTAGTTTCAAGCAACCCAACACTTAATCTTTCAGCAGGCGATATTGGCGATGTTCCAGTAGAGCGTGGTTTGATTGCAGTTGGACCAGGAACTGGAGACGCAACCGAGAATATCGAGCGTGTCTACGTTGCATACCGTGCACTTTCAATTGAGAGCGTATCAGTATCAGCAAAGCGTGACGAAGCGACAATGTTCGAAGTATCATTCCGTCTTCTTCCAAACGACAACGGATCATACGGTAAGATCGTAGACCGCACAGTCGGCGCAGCATAATACAACTAAATATATGAGAGGCTCAATCCTTCGGGGTTGGGCCTTTCTGTTTGGTATACTTATATAATGGCTACAGAAATATACAAAACTGGAATTATTTATTTAGTTGACGGAACTGAGTTAGAAATATCTCCTCTTAAGATTAAGTATCTAAGAAAGTTCATGGATGACTTTGAAGGTGTAAGATCAGCAAAGGGCGACATTGAGGCTATATCTGCTCTTGCCATTTGCGGAATGAACTGCATGAAACAGTATATGCCAAAGATCTCAAGATCAATTGAAGACTTTGAAGACGCAATAGATTTAAAAAACATTTACAGATTGCTAGACTATGCTGCAGGAATTAAAGTAGATGAGAAGTCTGATGAAGGAGTAAAGGATCAGGCAGTTAAGTCTGGAGCAACCTGGGAAGATCTTGATTTGGCAAAACTAGAATCAGAAGTTTTTTTGCTGGGGATTTGGAAAGACTTTGATGAACTAGAGAGATCTTTATCAATGCAAGAGATAACTGCAATACTAAATATAAAAAGAGAAGAAGACTATTCTACAAAAAAATTCATGGCAGCAATGCAGGGTGTAGACTTAGATAAAAATGCTAATAAGAGCAATGCTTGGGAAGATATGAAAGCCAGGGTATTTAGTCGTGGACAAGCAAACGACTCAAGAGACATCCTTGCTCTTCAAGGTCAAAATGCAAGTAGCGCTGGATTTGGTATTGGTATGGGCTTAGACTACGAAAAAATAGACTAAAATAAGCCTGTCGCTATGGTATAATTAATTAACAAACCTATTGGAGGAAAGAATGTCAGAACAAACAACAAAGAAGATCACTCTTATTGATGGTACAACTATCGATGTTAGACCGCTAAAGATTTCTTTGCTTAAGCCTTTTATGAAGAGATTCCAAGAACTTTCAGACGTATCAGACAATAACGATGAGTCGATGAATGTTCTTCTAGACTGTGTAGAAATTGCATTTAAACAATATGTAAAGGAAGAAGTTACTCGTGAGGCACTAGAAGATAATATCGACTTGCCAACAGTATACGCAGTAATCGATGCAGCATCTGGTATTCAACTTACAGATCCTACAGCATTGCTTGCATCAAAATAATAAAAAATGAATAGGGGTGTCATGAATAGTGTCTGATGTAAATGCTAATATTGGTATACATTTTGACACTAGTGATGCTCTCGCTCAACTAAGAAGGCTTCAGGCTGGACTTAGTAGATTCAACCAAGCCTTAACAGAAGGCAATGTCGCTGCTGCAAACGCACAAAAGGGTTTAAATTCACAACTCATGCAGTCGATCAATGCTACTGGAAAGTTTGTAGCATCACAGAAAACCATTGCCTCAAGCACCACAGCGTTCACTGATTCCCTAGAAAAGAATAAGTTGAGCATGGGTCAGTACTTTAGGTACACGGCTGCTGCAGCAACAATGAACAGCAAAACCTTAAAAAATGTTTTTGCACAAGAAAAAGATGTCCTAAAGAGGGCAATGAAAGATAGAGTTAAAACTCTACAAACACAATATGTTCAACTAACAAATGCCAACGGAGAGTTTGTAAAAGTTCTTCAGGTTGTTCCAAAGCATCTTAAAATGGTCAATGGTCAGTATGCTGACTATGCCACAAGAACTCAGATGGCTGCTCAAAGACAGCAATTCTTAAATCAACTATTAAAGCAAGGATCAACTCAACTCCTAAACTTTGGTAAGAATACTCAGTGGGCTGGTCGCCAGTTGATGGTTGGTTTGACTATTCCTCTTACAATTCTTGGTTCTACAGCAGCCAAGGTGTTTCGAGAAATGGAAATGGCAACTGTAAAATTTACAAGAGTTTATGGAGACATGACCACAGGTATTGGTGATACCGATAAAGCAGTAGCAGAAATTCAGTTACTTGCAAAAGAATTTACAAAGTTTGGAATTGCTGCAAAAGATACAATGGAAATGGCAGCATCTGCTGCTGCAATGGGTCTTCAGGGTGCAGAACTACAGGCACAAGTTACGCAAGCAACAAGACTTGCTGTCCTTGGTCAAGTAGAACAAGCCCAGGCACTAGAAACAACTATATCCCTTCAGAATGCTTTTGGTGTTTCTGCAGACCAACTTGCAAGTAAAATTAACTACCTTAACGCAGTTGAAAACCAAACAGTTCTATCTATTGAAGATTTAACAATTGCAATTCCAAAGGCTGGTCCAGTTGTAAAGCAACTTGGAGGATCTGTAGAAGATCTTGCATTCTTTATGACTGCAATGAAGGAAGGTGGAATCAACGCATCAGAAGGCGCTAACGCACTCAAGTCTGGTCTTGCATCCATGATTAATCCATCCAAGAAAGCAAGTGAATTTTTAGCGGGACTTGGAATTAATATTAAGGGTCTTGTTGATGCCAATGCTGGAGATCTAAAAGCAACCGTAGTGGGATTTGCAAGAGCACTTGACACACTAGATCCGCTTAACCGTGCAAGAGCAATTGAGCAGATGTTTGGTAAGTTCCAGTTTGCTCGTTTATCAGCATTATTCCAAAACATAACAAAAGATTCTTCACAGGCAGCAAGAGCACTTGGACTTGCAGGAGCATCAGTTGAAGAACTTGCGATCTTATCTGAACGAGAATTAGGCAAGGTAGAAAATGCTGTTGGAGTAAAGTTCCAAAAGCAACTTGAAAATGTTAAACTACAACTTATCCCTATTGGAAAAGCATTCCTAGAAGCAGTAACACCAGTTGTTCAATTTGCCGCAAAAATGCTAGAAAAGTTTAACAATCTTAGCGATGGAACAAAAAAGTTTGTAGTTGGATTTGTTGGAGTAATTGGAGGAATTGCTCCAGTTGTATTGATGACAGTTGGTCTTGTTGCTAACGGTGTTGCAAACCTTATCAAGTTCTTTGCAATGCTTCGTAGTGGAGTTGCAAAACTTAATGGACAAAATAATGTTCTCGGTGGCGGTTTTGATTATCTAACTCAAGCAGAAACAGAAAACCTTGCACAAACTCATGCACTTCATTTATCTCATAAAGACTTAATTTCAACATTCAATGTAGAAAAGACATCGGTAGATGCACTCGCTGCAGCATATCTAAATGCAGCATCACAGGCTAGAGCGCTTGCTTCTGGTTCTCCAGCATTATTTAACACTGTTCCTGGACCAAAGGGTGCAGTATCTGGCTTACCAAAGTTTGCAGATGGAAAAGTTCCAGGCAATGAGTCTGCAGGAGACAGCATACTTGCACTAGTTGCACCAGGAGAAACAATTGTTCCAACTGCACAGTCAAAGAAATATGGGCCACTACTAAAGGCTATAATGGGAGATGATCTTCCAGGTTTTATAAAAGGTAGAAGATCTCTCACTGCTGACCAAGACTCCTTTGTTCAACAAACATCAAGAATTACTCCATCGCAACCAGGAGTTGCTGATGAAATGGCAAAACAATTAGAATTTATTAACAAGGCCTCTGCAGAAAATTTGCTTGCATATGCAAAAGCAACTGGAAGAACAGTAACAGATGCTAGTTCAGCATCTCTTGAGGAAATAAGAAGATCTCTTGTAGCAAGCGTAAAGGATATATTTACTACTGTTGCTACCGCAGCAAGAGAAAAGGGAAAGACATTAACTGTTGCTGCTGTTAAGGCTGCAACTAAAAAAGAAGGAACTGCAGGACCAGATGCAAGCGTCCACCAGTTTTACAATCCAAGAGCAAAGCAGCAACTAGGAAGACAGTTTTCACATGGTGAAACATCTGACTCTGTACCAATTGATCAATTGTCTAAAACAGTAACTATCACACATGAAAAAACACAATCAGACCTTTTAAATATTCAAAGAGCAATTGATGCAAGTAATGCAAAAAATGGAACGAATGTTCCAATGCCTACAGCATCTCCAGTTAGTGGTTTTGGGTATGCTCTTCAAGGCCAAGTAAACAAAGCCATGGCCGATGGTGCTCCAGAGATACAAAATTTCAAAGGTGTTAAAGGTAACACGGTTGCAACAGTTGATGCTTTCCTTGAAGATTTTCAAGACTCTGGTGTTACTAAGTGGGCAGACACAGTTAGAATTGGTGGAGGAAACTTTGAAAGATTATCTGGAGCAATTCAAGAGTATGATAGTCGACTACTATCAGCAGTTCAGCAATGGAAGCAGAACAACCCAGGTAAAACATTTACAGATGCAGATTTCCAATCTATTGAACAGACTGTGCGTACTCAAGTTGCTGGTATAGATACTGAACTTGGTCAAGTTCTTGCAAAGGCAAGAGAGGTTGTTACAGGAATAAGACTCCACATGACTAAAGAACAAAGAGATATTGCTAATGCAGACGCTGTATCAAGAGGAGAAAAAAACTCTGATGGTGTAGCGTATAGTGCTAAAAATCCAAAATATGATGAAGGAAGATCAACATTCCAAGCAGGTGGCACAGAAAGAAGAAACCAAGAAGGAGTTGGAAGATTCTCTAAAACAGTATCTGATGATTTAACAGAAGCAGAAAGAATTTCAGAAACACAGTCACCATCAAAGAGAACTGAAAGACTTGGAGTTAACATTGGAGAAGGACTAAGAATTGGTCTTGAAAGAAAAACAAAAGAGGTAAAGTCTCAAGCAGATCAACTTGCAGAAGCAGCAATTCCAAAGGTAGATACTGCAAATCAAGCAAAGTATGATGCTATGAAAAATGATCCAGAGCAAAGACAAATTCAGAAGTCTATCGATAGACATTACAGGGATAAGTTTGGATCTAAAAAGGTACCAGTTCCAACATCAAGCGAATCAACCGATACATCAGTAACAGTAGATATTGATCCTAAAGCATTAATGTCTGATATGTCTGCAATAAAGGCTGCTAGACAAAAAGCAAAACAATTAGAAAAAGAAGCATCTGATGCAGAAGCAGCAGCAGCAAAAGTTAGAACCGAAGCAGCAAAATGGGAAGAGGTTGCAGCCCGTGAAGGTGGCAAGAACATGCACACTGCTGAGAATGCTAGAGACCTTAAGAAACTGGCAGATGAAGCAGAAATTAGAGCAGCACAAGCCAGAATAAAAGCAGCCGAAGCAGCACAAGCAGCAGCCGAATTAGAAGGTGGTAATGGTAGTGCAGAACAAATAATTCAAGATCCAGCAAAAACTCCAGCAAAGGTTAAGAAAGCACGGAAAGTAATTGCTCAAGGAACACAAGAGCAAGGCGATGGACTAAAACGAATTGTTGAGGGTACAGAAGATACAGCAGACTCAACAGTACTAGTTGCAGACCAAACAGATGAGATTGCAACAGTGACTGGAGATATTATTCCAGCACAAACAGAAAATCTAGACAGTGTAATAACAACAGCATCATTAAACGATGCAATCGTAGGAACTACTGGAGACCTTCATGGCTCTACAATAGACACAGCAATGTCTCAAGAAGAAATAGTTGCACAGCAAGAACGAGAAAAGTTTTTAAGAGAGCAAATGAATGGAGAACTTGCAAAGCAAAATGCTGCTCTTGCAGCAGGCAGCGACCTTAGCCAAACAGGTAAAAAGAGATACACTGAACAACAAGCACTAGCCGAAGCATACGGTGACGGTACTGCAGAAAACCCAGGGTACACCATGGACAAGAAGGGACACTTACTATTTGATCCAGAATTAGATGAAAATGGCAAGAAGCAACCAACAACCATGACTGAAAAGCAAATCAAAAAGAAGAAGCGTGGCATGCGTAGAGAAAAGGTTGGTAAGTATTCTGGTAAAGCCACTGGCGCACTAGGTATGGCAACGATGGCAGCAGGAGCCATGGGAGCGCCACCACAGGTAACTGCAGCACTTGGAACAGCAGCAACAGTTGCTCAGTTTGCACCTATGCTTGCAGGTATGGGTCCAGTAGGTTGGGCTGCAGCAGGAATTATGGCTGTAGGTGCAGGAGCATACATGCTAAATCAGCACTTTAATAAGATGGCTAAAGAAGCAGCAAAGTTTGCAATATCTACCTCAGCAACAAGAGAAGGCATGGTTAAGTTGGGCGAATTGACTGGCAAAGTCGGAGCGTCTCAAATAATGGATCGTCGTAGAAGAACAACTCAATATAACAAGTACAGTGACTCTATTAAGATGGACACTACATTTGGAAACAAGTATATGAAAGACCAACAAGGAAAAGATACAAAAAAGGTATTCAAAGAAACTGTTAAGAAAATGGGAATTGAGCAAGCAACTAGTGACCTATCACTTAAACTGGCTGCTCAAATTGCTGACGGGGTAATTGATAAAGACGAGGCAGAATCAATTGCAGCATCACTTGCACTTTCATTAAAAGATCAAAGCATTGAAATGCAGGTCACTGGAAAACTAAGAACTCTTATTGGTCCAGACGGTGAAGACCTAAAAGATAAACCACTAAAGACAAGACTGCTTCTTGTTGCTACAGCAAGACAACGAAGTGAAAAACAACTTAAGACTATAGACGCCAAAAAAGCAAAGGGTGAATCTTTAAGAAAAGACATTGCAATGCTTGCTGCATATAATGTAAACAACCTAGAACTTGCCACAATGATTGCTGATCAAGTTGAAAATGAATTTGAAGTTCAAAAGAAAAAACTTGAAATTGAAATTGCTTCAACAACAAACTTACAGAAAAAACTAGAGTTAGAAGGAAAACTTACTAAACTCAATGAAGATAATGCTGCTAACCAAGAAAAAACTAGCCAAGCAATTTTAATGAATATTGCTCAAACAGAAATTGACTTTCAAAAGTTCTTTAGTGATACTGGTTTTGGGCCACAATCAACTCGTGAGGATGCATATTTTGATGCATCTAGAGGAACCGTAACTGAAGCATATAAGGGTACAGCACAAGAAAAAGAAGCAGAAAAATTCTTGAAAAATACAGCGCTATTGCAATCTGGCGCTGAAAGAGGTATTTACAATGAAAAGTCAATGACCTATAAAAAGAATGGTCTAGGTACAGAAAGAGCAGCCCAAACCTTCCAAGCAAAAATGGAAATGCTAGTAGGAAGTAAAGCAATTGGTCCAGACGAAGCAAACGCATGGATGAAACTCTTTAGTGGAAAACTAAATGAACTAGATTTAGCAATTAATACAAGCATTAAACAAAATGGTCTAGGAAAGACTAAAGAATTATTTGCGATGTTTGAAGGCTTTACAAATAAAAAAGCAGCAACACAGATGATTCAAGAGATCTTATTAACTAAAAAAGATCCAACGCAGTTTGATGCAATTATGGAAACTCTTGCTAACCTTAAATCTTTAGATGGAACTGCAATTGATATGCAAGTTCTTGTTAGTGCGATTGGCTTACCAGGTGTTGAAAAATTACAGGAAGAAATGGCAGCCATTGAAACAAGAAAAGACGAACTAAAGAAAAAGGGCAAAAAGTTTGATCTAAAAGAAGAAGTAAAAGTTGCTGGAACTTCTAAGGCAGCAATCGAAGAACTGATGAATAACGAAGAACAAAAAGCAAAATTTGATAAGTTAGATGTAGAGCAGCAAGCAGATTATTTAACAAAGTTAGCAGGAGCCTATGCATCTCAAACACAAATGAAACCTGAAATCCTAAAACTTGAAGCAGAAAATCAAGCAAAAACTCTTTTATGGCTGGAGGGAGCAAAAGAGACAGATGCAGATTATCAAGAAAAACTAGCAACATATATTACCAAGTACTTGTCCAAAGCCGCTCCAGAACGAACAGTAGATTCTTTAGCATATCTTTTAGATCCAACCATTCCAGTAAAAGGTGCAACAAGTACAACTACAACGACTACAACAGAAAGAGACACAACTTACGATGAATTAAATAAGCGTCTTAGAAATGTTCGTAACTCTGCTATCGATGCAGCAGGTGGATTTAAAGAACTTCAAAGAGCAATTGCAGCAACTGGAAGTAAGGCTATTGGAAACAAGTTTAAGGGTCTTGAACAACAGTTAATTCAAATGGGCCAGACTAGCCAGTTTACAGACTACCTTGCTGGCCTTGACACAAAAGACTTAAAGAAGTTTGCTTATACAGCAACTGCTGCAGATGTAAAAAAGAAAAAAGGTAAGCAAAAGTATACTCAGGTAGATCCTGAAACTGGCAAGATGGTTACAAAGTATCAAAAGTTTAAGGCAGGAGATACTGTTCTCACCCAAAAGGGTAGAGATATGGAGCAGGGATATAAGAAGGCTATTATTGGAGATTACAATAAGGCACAACTTCAATCTGTAACTCTGGCAAAGCAGGAAATTGCAGCAAGAGGAAAACTGCTTGCTCTTGGTTTTGATGAACTAGATATTCAGACAATGCTTGCAGATGAAAACTATAAGACTCTTATTGCTACAGGTAAGGTAACAAAAGCAGAACTAGAAACAAATGCTGCTCTAACTAAGCAGGCAAGAATTAGAAACCAGATCAACGGAGCAGTTGCTGGACAAAAGGATTTGCAGAAGACTGCAGATAATCAAAAGAGAATTCCAGAAGTTGTAAAGATGATGCAGGATGGTGGAATGAGCGCAGAAGCAATACGTGCAGCCATCACCGACCCAGCAATGCTAGATACTCTGATTAACGGAATGGATAACTTTGGTACTCTTGCAAAAGATGCTCAGGATGAGTTTAATCATTTGCTTTCACAGATAGAAGATATACCAGAAAGAAAAATTATTGAAATTGTGTTTACTCAAACAAGAGAAGAAAAGATAATTAATGCTGCAAATGCAGCAGCAGAAATGTTTGATGCTTACAAAATGATTGATGAAAACACGCTAACAAATGCTGAAGGAAACACTTTTGCTGGTCTTCAAGTTAAGATAGAAGATCTAAACAATCAGTCTAAGATTGCACAAAATGCTATTAACCTAACTCAGTCTAAGATTGATGACATGCAAAAGGAAGTTGAGGCAGATCAACGAAAGATTGAAGAAGACTTTACCAGACCAATTGAAAAGAAACAAAGAGAGATCGATAAGTTAACAAGAAGTGCTGAACTTAACTTTACTAGACCAATCCAGGCTTTACAAGAAAGATCTGCAGTACTATCTCATGACTTAGATGTCATGAACAAGGCTGCAGAAGCAATTAATGAAAAATATGATAAACAACAAGAAGCCCTCACAAAAGTTGCAGAAATTAATCAACAAATTATTAGTCAGCAGCAACAACAACTTGGTTTGGCAGATGCTCTTTCTCAAGGAGATATTTCAGCAGCAGCAAAAGCAGTACAAGAAATGCGATCATCTAATGCAGCAAACTATGCAACTAATGCACAAGATGCTTTGCAAAAGGCAAGAGAAAACGAAGTGGGAGGTCTTCGTGGTGGCGTCAGCGGAAAGTCTCAGAAAGAAATTGAGGCAGAGCAGTGGGACATTAGCCAAAAGACTTACGACCTAGAACTCAAAAAGGCTGCTGTAGATAAACAAATTCTTGAAATCCAAGACTCTATATATGCGCTAGAGCAATCTAGACAGATAGCACTTGATGCGATCCAAGTTAAGACAGATGCTATTGCTAAGATTACATTTGGAACATTACTAGATCAACAAAACAAACTTAAGGCAATTAATGACCAGATGCTTCCTCTTCAAATGCAAAGTGATTTACTTGCAAACTCTATACGTGATAACGACAGAAATAGAATTATTCAGGGTCAAACAAGAGAGCAGTGGGACCTAACACTAAAGGCTGCACAGGCTGCAGAAAAACTTGCAAAGGGAGATCTTGCAACAGCACTTGCTGGAGTTAACTCGGTTTCTGGAACAATAAAGGGAGCCTGGGATTCTATTAAGTCATCCTATGATGATATTAAAGATAAGTCTATAACTATAACACAGCACATAGTTACTACCTATGGTCCAGCACTTGGTTTGCCAGATCCAAATGCAGGTAAGCCAGATCCAAATGCAGGTAAGCCAGATCCAACTAAGGCACCAGGAGCAGCATGGGTTTCTGACGGTAGGGGTGGATGGAAGAAGCCATATAAGCCTACTGGAGATTATGGTTGGGATGATAATAAAGGTTGGGTTAAGGGATATTATGGCTCTACCGTTCCAGTTACAAAAACTGGAGGGACAAATGATTCTGCTTCAGAAGTAAACCTTAGAGCAGCAGCACTTCTACAAACAAAAGCAGAAACAGAAAGATTAGCAAAAGAAGAAGAAGCAAGATTAGCAGCACTTGAAAAACAAAGATTACAAAATGCTGCAAAAGCAGAGGGTCTAGCAAAAAGATATGGTGGATTCGTTGGTATGTCTTCTGGTGGTTTAGTTCCTAAATATTTTGCAGAAGGTGGATTTGCAAGAGGAACTGACACAGTTCCAGCAATGTTAACTCCAGGGGAATTTGTAATGAGTAAGTACGCTGTTAATTCTTATGGGGTTGAAAAAATGAAAGCAATTAATTCAGGCACAAGCGTAGGAGATTCAGTGTATAATTATAACCTAAGTGTTAATGTCAAGTCTGATGCAAACCCAGATCAAATTGCTAGAACTGTCATTGCACAAATTAAGCAGATAGACTCACAAAAAATAAGGGGGACTAGAATCTAATGGCTACTTCAGCATATATGAATGGTAGAAGAAAGTATGGTCGTCCACAGGCTGTTTTGTTTTCTAACAATCCTGGCACTCTTGTAAATGGTCTCTATGTTCCAAATGGTCTTGAAATCGGACAAGACCCAGGTTCTGTTGTTGACCCATCTGTAATAGATGAATTTTTAATTCTTTCAGACCACAACAGATCTGAGATCAAGGTTACTCCAAACCGAATAGAAAAAAGAGAAAGAATGATTAATGGCCATATGCGTTCATACCATATTGCTGATAAGATGAACTTTGATTTTTCATGGGATGAACTGCCTTCAAGGGCTTTTGGACTAAGGCCAGACTTTAACACCACAACAGGTAAAAGTACGCTTATAGGGGCTTCAGGGACCCCTGCAGCACCACCTCAGCAGTACACTGTAGATGGTGGAGCAGGCGGAGGAGAACTGCTTGACTGGTATGAAAATCATACTGGATCTTTCTGGATGTTCTTGGCCTACGATAAGTACAATAATTTTGGCAATGATAATGCAGCCTATGGACACCTAAATCAATATAATGAAATTGTAGAGGTTTATATTTCTAAGTTTGATTATACAATTTCAAAAAGAGGTCAGGCATTTGTTTCAGGGTATGAAACACTTCCTGGCGGAGACATAGACCACAGTAAGCCAATACGTTCAGGTGGGCACGATCTCTGGAATGTTTCTCTTTCTTTGGAAGAAGTATAATGTTTAAAAATGAAGAACTTCAGAAACACCTAGAAGAGTCTCAAACAATCAGAAGCCGTTCTGCAGTTATTGCTGAATGGAATATGAACATCCCGTCCAACATAGAAAAAATTGGAAACTACAGATACAGACCAACTCAGCCAGAATCAAAGTTTTTCTTATTGCCAAACACTTTTGATATGAATGATGATGGAGGATATTACACAGACGCAACAGATTCTGATGTAAAAATTGATGGTGGTTTAGATGAAGAAAATGAAAATATTCCAACAACTATATTAACAAAAAAAGAAAAGTTTAAAACAATATATTCTTTAGAGGATTGCTTTAAGCAGTTTAGACCAAGATCTGGAATCAACAAAGCAAGGTTTAGTGCTAAATCATATATTCACCACTCAAATGTTAGCATGGCGAATAGACCAAGATACTACATGGCAGATAGACAAGATCCATTTAAGTATTGGACATCCTATAGAAAAGAAGATAGCGTAGAGTATGGTGTTGCAAATAACCTAGTCAACGGACAAAACTCTATAGAAGACACAGTTCCTTTTGTAGTTTATAAGAAGGATATTCCAACTAACAGAATTGTTGTAAAGATGCAGACCCACATAGGAGATATAAATCTTGGCTCTTTTAGTTGGGATGGCAAAACATTTCTAGATCCATTCTACGGTGATTCGAATAAAGCAACACCAAAAAAGTGGAAGATCCAAACATTAAAGAATAATAATTGGGTAGACACGATATCCTTTAATCCAAGTACAACAAGACCAGATGGATCGCCTATCATTGGTCCCGACGGATATGTAGAATTAATGTATGGCCTAAAGGTTCCAGATAAATATAAAAAAATATTTGCATTTGCCGAAACAATATCTTCAACCAATGTTCTTCCCGATAAAAATATTGACGGGTATGCTTACTTGCTTATTGAAAACCCTGGTGAAATTGGAAGATTTTATATTTGGAATGATGGAATTTATGAGACATTCGTTCCCTCATACGGGTGGCAACTTGCAGAAGATGAAACTTCAAGACTAACAAATTTTGTTACAGACTTTACAAACCCAAGTTATTATACCTCCACTTCTGAGAGTTCAAAGAAGTATCGTGAATTTGAAAATATTCGGGGTATCAGAATAGTTGTAGACACAATGACAAAGGTAGATACAACATTCGACCTTATTGAAATATCTCCAAGACTTGCTTCTAATATTACTGACAGGGTTACTGACTTCTCTGTAACAAAGAGCGCTTCAGACTTAGGAATCAGTGGGCTACCAGTAGGACAACTTTTAGCCTCTACAGGTAAATTAAAGATTTTTGATTTTGATGATTCTTTTTCTGAGATAAATCCAAACAGCATTATCAGAAATTATCTTTCTAGAAATATACAGTTTAAGTTTTATGATATAGTAGTTGATCTTGGAGGATACGATTACTACATTCCAATAAAGACAATGTACTCTGATTCATTCCCAGAAGTTTCAAACTCAGATAAAACTGCAGATATTACTTTAAGAGATATGTTCTTTCATTTAGAGTCTTCTATTGCTCCACAAATGCTACTGACTAATGTCTCTACTAGTTCTGCAATATCTCTCTTACTTGATTCTACTGGTTTTTCAAACTATACATTCCGCAGAGTTGCGGGAGAAAAAGAAATGACTATACCATATTTCTTCATACCACCAGATACAAGCGTTGCACAGGTTCTAGAGGATATAGCAATATCTACACAAACTGCAATGTTCTTTGATGAATACAATAACTTTATCACAATGAGCAAAAATTATATTATGCCATCTTTAACTGAAAGAGAAACCGATATCACCTTATACGGAACAAAGGATCAGGCAAAAAGCGGAATCATAAATAATTTTCATACCAATAACAAACTTGCTAATATTATTGAGTTTACAACACAAGACACGCAACCATATAATGATGGATCAATTACGTACACATCTAGGTCTATTCAAAGATCTATCCCTTCTGTAAATCAGTCAATGCTTATTGACTATGACAGAACATATATATACAAACCAGTTTTATTATGGGAAGTAACGGGGGAAGAAAATCTAAAGTCTTCAAACGGTCAAGTAGGAAGTCAGTCATCGTACTTGTTAGCAGCCATACCGTTAAACTCAAATCTTTCAGATCAAAAGCCAGTTGTTGTAAATCGTGCATTACAAAACAACACAATGAATTTTGGAGAAGCCGTATACTGGATAACAAGATATAACGGATACTTTTATGCAAATGGAGAAATTATCAGGTATGATGCAGTAGAATACAATGTTGCAGGAATTGGCAATGTTTGGATTACAGATGTTCAAGAATATTCTTCTTACCTATCAAAAGTTCCTTTTAACGGAAAGATGTACCCAACTGGATCTGTAAGAATCTATTCTGAGCCAAACTACGAAGAAGTCGGTGGAGTTTTAAGACTAAGAAATGGTGAAGTTGCTAAGCATGGTAGAGGTCAATTTGGAACACCAATTGTTTCTCATAGTGCTGGACTAAACCCTTATTGGTATGACAACGCAAATCTTCGTGGAGTCACAATGAAATCTGACATTCTTTTTAATTCATCTGCTTCAGAACTTCCAACAAGCGCAGAAGGATTATCGCAAGGCGCAGCAGGGCTAACAGCATTCGTTGATCTTGGAACACCTGCTGTTGGAACTCCATCAACAAGTAATGAACTTGCTAAAAAAACAACAAGGAATGGAGTTATTAAAAATTTCTTATCCTCTACATACATAGATCAGTCAGTTGCAAATACACTACAAAGCACACAGAGTGGATCAGTTCAGTCTTCTGCACTAGTAGTTAGTGGTCCTTCCCTGACGACATACCCAACTCCAAACCAATTTGTTTCATATGTTTACAAAAAACTTTCAAACAAGTTTACACATTTTGGAACAAGAGTAAGAATTGTTGGAAAAATAGAAAACAGCACTGACTCCAGTCAAAGTGCTACGGGAAATTCAACATACTACGTAATACCAGGAGATGACCCTTCAAAGAGTATTAGTATATCTGGCGGTGGTGGTGGTATAGCAGTACTAATAGACCCAACAACAAACAATGGTTATTATTTTGAGATTGCAGCACTTGGATCATCTGGCTTAACAAATAAAGAAAATTCAAATGTAAACAATGTTTTCTTTTATAAAATATTAAAAGATGCTAGAAGCAATGCCGTACCAGTAAAACTTTGGGAAGGATTAACAAACATAACCGTTGATGATGGCAACTTTGTTGGTCAGTACAGAGTAGCAGCAGAAGAGAATCCAACCGTCTATGACTTATCTGTAGAGTATCAGGATATTGGATCTATTAGAAGATTTTTCCTTTACATAAATAACACACTGATAAAAACTGTGGATGATATTTCTCCTCTTCCGATACATAACAATATGGCTCTTTTTGTAAGAGGCGGATCTAGGCTCATGTTTGAAAATGTCTTTGCTATTTCCAACAACTATTCAAAGAATACTGCCTATGCGCTAAGCACACCAGTAAATTCAATATTTGATGACGGACAAGTAACAGTCAATGAATCTTTTAGAAAGTATTCAATGAGTGGTATTGTTCAATCAACATACCTGTCTGGCATAGAATCTTCAGACTCCCCATCACATAATATATATTTTGAGGAATTTGGAACAATCATGCGTGAAGCATCTTTATTTAATGTAAGATATGATAAGGCTTGGCCTGCACTTTATGCAAAAATGTCTCCAACATTTAATAGCCTGAAGGGTTATACCGTATCTGGATTTAGAGCGGGATCGTATGGAGCAGAGTTTATGGTATTCAACTCAACAGATACAGCCCTAAGTTTAGACTCAAGTTCTGGAAACTACTTAAGAATTCAGGGCGTAACATTTACTCAGCAGTCTCAAAACTCTCTTAAGGTAGATGAGTATTTTTCTAAACTTTCTAATTTAGCAGATCCAAATATTAGTAATGGTGTAGTGATAGAATCACCGCTCAAAGCAAAGAAAGACTATGAAGACATAAAAATTAGCAGGCTGACTTACGGCAAAAAAGATTTCAACTTAAATGTTCCATACGTTCAGACACAGGATGACGCAAATGATTTGATGAAGTGGACAATATCAAAAATAATGAAGCCAAGAAGAAGCATTGGTGTAAAAGTTTTTGCATTGCCAACAGTACAACTTGGAGATATCGTAAAGGTTGATTATTTTGAAAATGGAATCAATAAGGGTGGCAACGATAGATTTATTGTTTACAGTATTCAGTATTCAAAATCAGAAAAGGGCCCAGATATGACGCTATACTTGAGTGAGGTGGTCTAATGTCAACAGAAGCAACATCTCCACAACCTTCCAATAACAGCACATCTGCAGCATACCCAGCAGTTAAGGTCGCTACACCAGATCTATTTATTTTTAAAGACGAAGTAATCCCTGTTGAATTGATGACAGACTTAATCTTTGAAGATATTGGTGGACATGAACTTATCACTTTGTCCAGAAATGATTTAATATCTGGTCAAACAATTTCATACCAACCAATTAAAAACATAAGCAGTCTTTACTTGCAGTACAACCCACAAAATATTCTTAACCTGCAAGATACATCTGTTACTATATTTAAAAATTTCCCTATAAAGATTGAAAAGTCTTTGCCAGCAGTTGGGACTGGCCCAGGAGGTAAGACCGTATACCTTAATGCTAACGGAGATCTTGTTATCGAGGTCGTAAATCTTGAGCCAGATGAACAGATTGATATTCAAATTTTAATTTCTGGGGACAGACTTAGTGGTACAATATATGAGGGGACAATATAATGATTACAGAAAAAGGAAAGTCTATCATAGCCAAATATCTTATTGGCCAGGCTCCCGCATACGCTTCTTATATTGCAGTAGGCTGCGGAGCAAAGCCACTAGATACGGTAGATGACTTTGGAGACTATTCAGATAAGAAATCTTTAGACTTTGAGATGCTTAGAGTTCCTATTATTTCCAGGGGATTTGTAAATGAAGATGGAAATGACAAAATTGTATTAACAGCAGAACTGCCATCAGACGAAAGATATGAAATAACAGAGGTAGGAGTATACTCAGCAGGATCTAACTCTTCTGCAGGGTCTTTAGACAGTAGAGTGTTGTTTTCTTTTACTCAAAGCGAGAACTGGGAATACCACAAACAAACAGAGGCAACATCCATTAAGATTGTTTACGATCCACTAGATGGAACAGATGAGGATAATGCCATAAATGAAACAGAAAAGGTTTTTCAAACAAACGCAGATAACAGAATATTTACTGATGACACAAGACTTGACAGAAATGAAAGATGTAGATTTTTAAATAATATTATTCTTATGTCTGGTAATTCTTCAAAAATTCAGGCAAGCCAACTTGGAAAGTTATCTATTGTTCCGCAGTGGACTCTATCAGGCACAACATATAACTCTGAACACATACACTTAAATGGTGGAAGCATAGATCTAAATAAGCAGTCACCAACAGATGAACTAAGATTAGCATTTTCAGTAATAAACAAAGATGGAAATTCTACAGTAAATCCAAAAAGAGTTATGGTTCTTCTAGAGTTTGACTCTGAAGACGCTCACAATACTGGTCAGTATGCTAGGTTTGAAGTAGATATAACACATGCAGCAGGTCACGCATCTAATGACTTCACTACAAATAGATACTTTGTAATTAACAAGAAACTTGAAGAACTTACAAAGTCTGGGTCTTTCTCTTGGAGTGCGGTCAATACAGTAAAATTTAGCGTGTGTGTTCTTGATCAAAATGATAACCCATCATCTGATTTTTATGTAGCACTAGACGCTTTGAGAATTGAAAATACTGACTCACTAAATGTTCTTTATGGGCTAGTCGGATATTCTGTTATAAAGAATGTACAAGCAAGACCAATTATCAAATCTGCTAACAGCACAAACTTTGTTGAGTTTAGGTTTAATATTGGTGTTTTGTAATGGCAACAGAAAAAATAAAAAGAGTAATTGTCCCTAAGTCAAAACTTCCAGCATATAGCGGAGACACTGAGTCATACATTGTTAGATACAGAATTGTTTCAGAGGATAGAAACAGAACTTCTCACTGGTCGCCTCAGTACAAACTACCAGTGCTTCCTTATATAGATGATGATACTCCAGCAGTAAATTTTGCAATAGGCCTAGATCCAACCAAAAAGATTATCTCTGTAGCCTGGACTCCAACAGCAGATATCAATAACGAGTTTGACATATACTTAAAATGGGACAGCGCTGACTGGGTATATGAAAAAAGGGTTCTGACTCCATCATACACAGTGTTGGCAAAACAAGGTGCAACATCTGTAAAGGTCTGTGTTCAGATTCCTACATTCCCTACAAAGAAGTTTGAGCATGCCAAAATTTTTGAATCTGATTCGATTAGCCTAGTGGTATAATAGTAATATGACTATTCCATATCCAGAGCGAGGCCAACCACTAGATGTTGGATACATATACACAATTGTAGAGTCCCTTAACAAACTAATTGCACAGACACCAATATCTACATCAAAATATGTTACTATCGATGTTCCAGGAATTGGTCAGCAAAGTGTTAAGACATCGGATGCAAAAATAATCGGTGGCTACAAAGAGATCGTAAATAGCGCAAGCAAGACAAAGGGAGACTCCGTTGCATTTTCCTATGATTTTAATACCAGTTTTAAGTACACTCCTATTGCCGTTGCTACACCATTGAACATTGCAAACACCTCTGCTGGAAAAAATGTATCTGTTGTTTTAAAAACAGTAACAACTTCAAAGGTAGAGGGTGTAGTAATTTTTAATGAAACTGGAGATGTAACGGTTGCACTAAACATCATAGTAGTTGGCATTCCAAATTGATGCTAAGATGTTCAAGATGCAAGGGAAGAATGTTTGTCGACAGACAGTATAGTTCTCCTATGCACTTAGAAACATATTGTATGCTCTGCGGAAATAGAAAATTTTTTAATCCACCAAACGATTCATTGGAGGGGAAATGGCTTTTAAAAAAGGAAGCATTGAAAGCGAAGGCTACAATCTCGCCCCTGTAATTCCTGGAAATAAAAAAGTTTGGTTTTTAAATGGTGATCTTGTAAGGGTACACCACCTAAATAAATCTAATGGAATTATGTCTGTATATAATATAACTCAAGACAGAATAGAAAGTTGTCTTATTGGTGACTTTAAAAAGAAAAGGCTTAGAGCATATACTGTCAGAGAGACTGCTGATTTAGTTAATCGTCATAAAAAATATATGCCATCATTAATGAAACGAGGAGTCATTCCATTTCCAACGGGATCTCAAAAAGGTGGAGCAAGAGGATTCCAAGTAAGATCATATTACTCAGAATTGCAGGTAAGAGAGATACGTGATATACTTGCTACATACCATATTGGAAGACCAAGAAAAGATAATTTAATAACAAATGATATTACACCAAGTGCTCAAGAGTTGACAAGACGAATGGGAGACGGTATACTTACATATGTAAAGACTGAAGATGGGAGATTTGTTCCAATTTGGAGCGAATCTATTTAGCGAAAGGCATTAAAATGGAAGAAACAAAGGTATCAGTAACGCTAGGATATACGCTTAACCTAGGAAATTTTCAATCTCTTAGACTAGACTTGGGAGTTGTTGACTCCAAGCGTGACGGAGAAAATACAGATCAGGCTTTTGAAAGAGTTTATAAGTTTGTTGAAGATAAACTTGCACAGAAGATTAACGAAGCAAAGTCCGAAATTAACGAATAATGGCCGAACGCAAAGACCGAATGGCTTTGCTTTCAAGATACAGCAAGTATCATACTGCAAAGTACGAGTCAAAGCCATCTCTTAATTTGAATGTGGAGCAGTGGGCATCCGATGCTCTTGTTGAATCATATACTTTGTCTGGGTGTTACGATATACTTGAGTATTACTTTTCAGTTGCAGAGAGTCCTTCTTGGAATTACTTTGCATACAACGCAGAAAAAATTCTTCAGGCACAAAGAGATAAGATTAAAGATGACAAAGAAAGAGCAGAGCGTAGACAAATGGCTAAGGAGTGGTTAAGTGAATAACACTGAAGCAAAGGTAATATCTGCAGTCTTACAAGACAAGCAGGTTCATGTTCTACTGCAAGCCAATATAGATAATCTTCTAAGAACTCATACAGACCTTTGGGAGTTTATCAGAAACTATTTTGAACACAATAGTTCTGTGCCTCCAGCAAACCTTGTTGTTGAAAAGTTTCGTGACTTTGAACCTGTTGCAGGTGTTGGGTCAACAAAGCACCACCTTGAAGAATTACAAACAGAATACCTAAATGATAGCCTAAAAGATATTCTTAGATCTGCTGCTGGAGATGTTCAGCAGGGTCAGGGAAACAAAGCACTAGATAACTTAATTACTCAGACTTCAGAGTTAAAGAAAAATACTTCAGCAATTCGTGATATCGATGTTACTGATCTTGAATCAGCAGTTGCATACTTTGAAAACTTAAAGATTCAGCAAGCAGCAGGCCATGTTGGAATTAAAACTAATCTACCAGGGTTTGATAACTATCTTCCTTCTGGAATTATGCCAGGGCACCTAGGAGTCTTTCTAGCATATCCAGGTATAGGAAAGTCATGGATGGCTCTTTACTTCGCTGTACAGGCCTGGAAACAGGGTAAGAGCCCCCTTGTAATATCTCTTGAGATGTCAGAGACAGAAGTTCGTAATCGTGTTTTTACAATTATGGGTGAGGGACTTTGGTCTCATAGAAAACTCAGCAATGGTGAAGTTGAAATGGAAACCTTAAAGATGTGGCATGCAAAGCATCTGCAGGGTAAGCCAGAGTTTCACATTATTTCAAATGACCAAGGCGGAGAAATCAATCCATCAGTCCTTCGTGGAAAGATTGATCAGTATAAACCAGACTTTGTAATTGTCGACTATCTACAGTTGATGGCTCCTAATCAGAAGTCAGATAATGAAACGGTACGAATGAAGAACCTTTCAAGAGAACTAAAACTTATGGCTATTGGTGAAGAGGTTCCAATTATCGCTATCTCATCTGCAACACCAGACGATGTTAATGATCTTAGTGGAGTTCCTACCCTAGGTCAAACTGCTTGGTCTAGACAGATTGCATATGATGCAGACTGGGTTTTAGCACTTGGTCGTGCTACAAATAGTGATATCATTGAGTGCGCTTTTAGAAAGAACCGTAATGGCTTTATGGGAGACTTCTTAGTCCAGTGTGATTTTGACAAGGGATACTATAGATATAAAGATTTTGAAGATAAGTAGGTATAATATGAATTATGGTTCGTTATCATCACAAGCAGATAAAGAAGTTCAATTTAAATGGGGTTATCCACGATGAATCAGCCATAGGCAGGCTAAAGACTGAATATATCAGACTGGTTGTTTCAGAAATGAAGATCAGTGGATGTGTTCCAAGATTTGACATAGAACCAGATTTTACGATAGACTATAATGAGAAGAAGAAATACTTTGAGTTCGAATTAACAATATACGGAATATATGTAGGGAAAAGGAAAAGCGAATGGATAGCAGGAATAGACGGAACCAAACCAATAGGTATACCAAAGAACAAATTAAAAGAGTTCTCACAGGAGCAGGTATAGATGTTGAGTCAGAAATTGATTCCGATTATATAATTTTTTGTCCATATCACAATAACACCCGAACACCAGCAGGAGAAGTAGATAAATATAGCGGAACATTCTTTTGTTTTTCTTGCCAGCATGTTTCAAATTTAACAGAGTTCGTAATGCATGTTTCTGGAAGAACCTATTTTGAGTCTGAAAGATTTATTAAGAGCAAAGAATCAGAAGGAAATCTAGAGCAAGATATTAACAAAGCCCTGTATCAAAAACCAGAGTTTGTTTTGTTTGACGAACTGATCCTTAAGCGTTTGCATAATAATCTTATTTCATCAGAAAGAGCAAAAGATTATTTTAGGTATCGTAAGATTGAACTTTCTTCTTGGTCAAAATTTTCTTTAGGCTACTCAGAAAAACAAGACATGGTAACTGTTCCAGTACATAGCCCAGATGGAATGCCAATTGGTTTTGTAGGAAGATCTATTGAGGGCAAAGAGTTTAAGAATACTCCTGGACTCCCAAAATCAAAAACCCTTTTTAATTTAAACAGAGTAAAAATGTTAGATAGCGTATATGTGGTTGAGTCCTCATTTGACGCTATTAGACTTGACCAAGTTGGCATCTCTGCAGTGGCTACACTGGGGGCGAATGTGTCAAACACACAAATAGAATTGCTTCAGAAATACTTCAATAGCATTATTGTTATTGCTGATAATGATGAGGCGGGAGGAAATATGAAATCTAAGATAGTTGAAAAACTAGGATCTCGTGTATCCGTTATCAAACTAGATAAACAATATAAAGACATAGGCGATATGGATGATAAATCAATTAAGGAACTTGACTTCTCATTTGACAAATCCATATACTCTATGCTAAACTAATATAACAACACAAAGGAGAAATATATGAGCGTAGTAAAGGGACTAAAAGCAATCAATGCCCTGCTCGACAAACCAAAATCAGATGGACCAAAGGTTCGTTGGCTAAAGTTAGCAGACGGACAATCAGCAAAGATTCGTTTTATTGAAGAACTTGACGAAGACTCTGCAAACTATAACGAAAGCCGTGGACTTGCACTAGTTGTTAAAGAACACACAAACCCAAAGGACTACAAGCGTAAGGCTGTAGACACAATGGATGAAGAAGGCCGTGACTGGGCAGAAGAGATGCACCGCAAGGATCCAAAGGCTGGCTGGAGAGCCCGTCTTCGTTTCTACTGCAACGTAGTTGTAGACGATGGCCTAGAGCCACCATATGTTGCTATCTGGTCAATGGGTATCAGCAAGCAATCATCATTTAACACAATCAAGGAATACGCAATGGAGACTGGAAGCATTTCAAATGTTCTCTGGAAGTTAAAGCGTAATGGTCAGGGAACTGAAACCAATTACACACTGATCCCATCTGCACCAGACAAGGAGCCATTTGATTGGACTGGCATTGAGCCATATCCACTAGAGTCTGCTCTTCGTAAGGTTCCTTATGCAGAACAAGAAGCGTTCTACCTTGGCTTTGACAGCCCATCCGTTACCAGCACAAATACTGACTGGTAATAGATGAATTACGTAGGCTTACATGTCCACACCCATTTTAGTTTATTTGATGGGATTGCTACTCCAGAAGAATACGTTGACCGTGCAGTTGAGTTAGGGATGCCAGCAATTGCCATCACTGACCACGGTACTTTATCTGGGCATAGGGAACTGCACCGTATTGCAAAAGCAAAGGGCATTAAGCCAATTCTAGGTCTAGAAGGATACATGTGTGCAGACATATCTGATACAAGAGATAAGTCTGAAAGAGAAGGTCAACAAGATCTTGTCTACAATCACATTATCCTTCTAGCCAAGAATCAAATTGGTTTAGAAAATCTTAACAAGATTAGTGAACTATCTTGGACAGATGGTTTTTTTAAGAAGCCACGATTTGATTTTACTATATTAGAAAAGTATAAAGAAGGAATTATTGTTTCTTCTGCTTGCCCAAGTAGTGTTTTAGTTAAAGCACTTGAGGAAGAAGAGTTTGCTCTTGCCAAGAAGTATATTTCTTGGTTTAAAGAACGCTTTGCTGATGACTACTATATTGAGGTTATGCCTCACAATGAAGCACACATCAATAAGTATTTAATTGAACTTGCGGACGAGTTTGGCATTAAGGTTATTGTTACCCCAGACTGCCACCATGTTGATCCATCACAAAAAGAAGTTCAAGAGTTTAAGTTGCTCATGAATACACATGGAAAGTTCGTAAAGGATGCAACATACGAAAAGTCAAAGAAGAAGGCAAACATGATGGAACGCCTTGACTATCTTTATGGTGAAGACCGTCAGATTACATTTAATAAGTTTGATATCCACCTTCTGTCTTATGAAGAAATCAAAGCAGCCATGGAATCGCAGGGTATTGATAGACCAGACATATATTCGAATACACTCCTATTAGCAGAGACAGTAGGAGACTATGGCATTCAAGAAGGACTAAACCTCCTTCCAGTACAGTACAAGAGTCCTGATAAGGAACTTGCGAAGGTTGCACTAGAAGGTTTGGCTGAGCGTGGTTTATCAGAAAACAAAGAGTACCTTGATAGACTTGAAGAAGAGTTGCAGATTATTAAGGATAAGAAGTTTGCTCCATACTTCCTTGTTGTAAGTAACATGATTAACTGGGCTAAGAAGGAAGAGATTATGGTTGGGCCAGGTCGTGGTTCATCTGCTGGCTCTCTTGTTTGTTATGCACTAAAGATTACAGACATTGATCCTATCAAACACAACCTTTTGTTCTTCCGTTTTATTAATCCAGAACGTAACGACTTTCCAGATATCGATACAGATATTCAAGATACTCGTCGTGAAGAAGTAAAAGACTATCTTGTTAGACAGTATCGACATGTTGCATCTATTGCTACATTCCTTCAGTTTACTGGAAAGGGAATCGTTAGAGATGTTGCACGAGTACTAAATATTCCTTTATCAGATGTTAATAAGGTTTTAAAAACTGTAGATACTTGGGACGACTTCTGCACATCTAAATCTACAAGAGAGTTTCGTGAAAAGTATCCAGAGGTAGAGATTTATGGAGAACAACTTCGTGGTCGTATTCGTGGTACAGGAATCCATGCTGCTGGTGTTGTAACTGCAAAAGAACCAATCTTTAGGTACGCACCACTTGAAACAAGATCTTCGACAGGATCCGATGAAAGAATCCCTGTTGTTGGTGTTGATATGGAAGAAGCAGAGAGAATTGGTTTAATTAAGATTGATGCTCTAGGGCTTAAAACTTTATCTGTTCTTAAGAATACAATTGATATAATTAAAGAACGAGATGGCAAGAAGATTGACCTTCTTAAGATCAAGATGGATGATGCAAATGTTTATCAGATGCTGTCAGACGGGTATACAAAGGGCGTTTTCCAGTGTGAAGCAGCACCATACACAAACCTTCTTGTTAAGATGGGTGTCAAAAATCTAAACGAACTTGCTGCATCTAATGCTCTTGTTCGTCCAGGCGCAATGAATACTATTGGAAAAGACTATGTTGATCGTAAGCATGGTCGTCAAAACATATCTTATACACACCAAGTACTAAAAGAATTTACGGAGGACACCTATGGCTGTATTCTTTATCAAGAACAAGTTATGCAAGCATGCGTACACCTTGGCGGTATGTCCATGTCGGAAGCAGATAAAGTTAGAAAGATCATTGGAAAGAAAAAAGATGCTAAAGAATTTGATCAGTTTAAAGAAAAGTTCGT